ACATTTTGGTGCTGGAGTATCTGCAAACGCTGATGAAATTATTTTACCTAATCCTATAAATGTTGGAATGCAACTGCCGTATGGAAATACAGCAGGTCTAGACAATGCTTACGACCCTACCAACGTTTTATTTACGCGAGGATATGGTAAAGCACCTTCAGACACAACATTGGTTGTTAGATATTATACAGGTGGTGGTATAGTTTCTAATGTTTCTTCAAGAACCCTAACAGATATTAGTAATGTAGAGTTTGTTGGAGGAACAGATGGATTAGATTCTGATGTTGTTGATTTTGCAAGAAAGTCTTTAGCCTGTACAAACCCAGTTGGAGCAACAGGAGGTAGAGGACAAGAAACAGTTGAAGAAATTAGACAAAATGCACTAGCAGCATACTCAACACAAAATAGAGCAGTAACAAAAGAAGATTATATTGCTAGAGTTTATACTCTACCTGGTAAATATGGAAGTATAGCAAAGGCATATGTTGAAAGAGATGAACAAAACTTACAAATCGATGGAAGTACTGAATTTAATCCTCTTGCAATAAATATTTACTGTTTATCATACAACGCAAATAAACAACTAATTGCACCTAATTTAGCTACAAAAACAAACTTAAAAACATATCTGCAAAAATATAGAATGCTAACAGATGGTATAAATTTACGAAACGCTCATGTAATTAACATAGGTGTAAAATTTGAAATAATTGCTAGGCCTGATTCTATATCTAAAGAAGTATTACTTAAAGCTATTGATGAAGCTAAAAAATATTTTTCCATAGACAAATGGCAAATAAATGAGCCAATATCACTATCAGATCTGGCTGCAACATTAGACCAAGTAGAAGGAGTACAATCCATACTGAATCTTACAATAATAAATAAGTTTGACGCATCCTCAGGATATACTCCAAATTATTATGATATTGGAGAAGCAACCAAAAATAACATTATTTATCCTTCATTGGATCCATCAATATTTGAGGTTAGATTCCCTGATACAGATATTGAAGCTAGAATAGTTGGAGCATAACAATGATTTATAGTATAACCTCATCCATAGACGCAACAATGTACGAACAGTTTGAGACAAAAAACTCAGGCTTAGATGAAGTATTACAGCTTCAAAAAATAATATCAGAATCCAATACAAATGATACTTTCAATTCTAGGATATTAACAAAGTTTGATTTAAGTTATATATCTAGTTCTATACTTTCTGGAGATATATCTGAATCTTTTAGAGCAAATCTAAAACTTTATACCCATGAGGCTGAAAAATTACCTTTTTCGTATACTCTGTATGGATATGCTGTTTCGCAGTCTTGGGAAATGGGAATAGGTAGAGAAACACACAATCCTAAAACAACAGAAGGTGTTAGTTGGAAATATAGAGATGGAGAATCTGTAGGAACAGCATGGCAAACTGCATCATTAGAAATAGAAACAGGAACCACGGCAAGTTTAGCTTCACAAACGAAAACTGGTGGTGGATCTTGGTGGACAGGTTCAGCTGCAAGTCAATCATTTGAATATGAATCAAGCGACCTTAATTTAGATGTGACACAAATAGTAAAGGCTTGGTTGAGTGAAAGTTTCTTTGGTGGACCTGTTGTAAATAATGAAGGATTCTTAATAAAAAGAGGAGATTCTGACGAATATAATGGTAAAAACTTTGGTGATATTAGATTCTTTTCAAAAGAAACACATACAGTCTATCAACCAAAGTTAGAGTTTTCTTGGGACGACTTTAAGCCTGCAACAGCAAGTCTTTCTCAATTAGATATATCTGGAGATGTTTTTGTATATATTAAAAACTCAAGAGATCTAATTAACAGACAAAGTAAAGAGAGATTTAGAGTAGTAGGAAGAGATAGATTTGTTTCAAAGTCTTATGCGAATACTTCAGCTGACTTAGATATAAAACACCTTCCTACAAATTCATATTGGTCTATAGAAGACTATAAAACTGGAGAAGTAGTAATTGACTTTGACGACAACTATACTAGAATAAATTGTGATTCTAATGGTAATTATATTGACTTATGGATGGACCAATTTGAAACAGATAGAAGGTATAAATTTGTAATTAAAAGTAAACTTGGAAGTACTGTTAAGTTTTTTGATGATGATTTAACATTTAAGGTGGTTGACTAAAAATGGCAAAACCAAGATATAGAACACAAAAGGTAGAGAGACAGGTTTCTAGTAAACCTTTAGAGCCTAAAAAGGATTTGATTCCTGGCAAAGACGTAACTCTATCAAAACCCGATAACTCTGCAGTTTCAGTTGTAACTGTACAAGAAGACTATTATCCTTGGGATGCAGGAGCTCACATAATTAGAGAAGATGTTGAAAACTTTCAAATAAATGAAAGCCTAGATTATTTAGAAACAGAAGCTGATAAGACTCATAGAGATCCAAATAATACAATAATTTCACAAACAGATAGTGATGATATAGGTCAAGATTTTGTTATCGTTCCACAGAGATATGTTTTGGACAAAGAAAATTATTTATCAGTGATAGATACAACTATAACGGAACTTTTACCTCGAGTTATTTATGGAGAAGATGGACCACCAATACTTAGAGAAAACCCTAATTCTGGTCAAACAACTGGTATTATTATTTTTCCTTCACATGGAACAGCTGATGGCAAAATATCAGATGACTGGAGCATATATGAAGATAAGGCACTAGCAACTACTGCATATCAATTTCCAGCTAATCACTCTAGAGTACTTGTAGCAGATGCATATAACTATCTAGGAGAAAATGATGAGGAAGTAGAAGATGGTTTGACTTATGAGTGGATATTTAACTCTGATAATCCTGCAAAACATGGCTTAGAAACTAGAAAAAGAATAAGCAATAAAGTTGTAAGCAGAAGCAAAAAGCTTTCATTAGTAAATGGAACAAAGTTTGACACAGGATTTTATCATTGTAGAATTAGAAATGGTAAGGGTCAAATTGAAACTTCACAGATATATGTTTTATGTTTTGGTGGAATCATTATAGAAAGAGAAGAGCTTACAAATCCTGAAACAGGAGAATTTTTAGGTTTTGGAGCTCCAACTGGAGAACTGATAGAAGATACTCAACACAATGATAGATACAAACTAACGGACGGATGGTTTGACTTTGATATAGAAACAAACCAGTGGGTAAGAACTCAATGGGACAGTGCAGGTGAAGAATGGTATGTACGAGATAATTATAGAGGATATAATCCTTGGAGAGTACCTAAATATGGACCAGAACCTAAACAAGAAGAGGTACCTGACGAAAAAGTGGTAACTCCTACAAAAACCTCAGTAGTATCTAAAGAACCAGAGACGCCTACATTACCAAGAAAGCCAGAGCCACGAGTACAACCTAGACAAAAAACAGTAACTAGTGTTAAACCAGATGGTTCTAGAGGTAGAAAAGTAAGAATACAAGGAAGATAGATGGCTTGGAATACTAAATATAAACCTGAAGATTTAAAGCTTATACCATCAAAGCCTATACTTTCTGATTTTGGAAAAGCTACTGATGTTGAAGATAGAGTAGAACTACACATTTATAGTAGAGATAATTCTACGCTACTATTTTCAGATCCGGATATAACAAGCTATAAAGTTGCAGAAGGTGGTATTTTAGACAATGGCCAAATAAACCAAGATCCTGTTGTATTTTTAGATCTTCACAATGATATAAGACAGTTTGTAAATTCAGGAACATTTAATGTTAAGTATTCTTTTTATAGAACAATTGTTGGAAGTCCAGATTTAAGTATAAACGACCTATTTGTTGACGAAATAAGTGATAGTAGGAGCGAGATAAGATTAAAGATAAGTGAAGATGCAACCCAGGTAGAAAAAGAAATATTTGAAGATTTTGCAGATAAGCTATCTATTAAAGGTGATGTAGACCATTGGGTAGATATTCATGTTAATTTTGGAAACAATATTGTACCACTAGCCGTAAACTGGTCTATAGATAAAATTACAACTCCAGAATTTCCATATTCTATTGTATTAAAATTATATGAGCCACTACCAGCCGAGATTGATGTAAAAGCTCCTTGCTGGATAGTACAGGAAATGATAACTTCTGTTAGAGAGACTGTTTTTGTTGAATCTCCTGAAGTAGAAAAAGAGGTTAACTTCTTGGCACCAGCAAACTTTGGAGCTGGAGCTGATGATAATCTAGGTGGTGGTACAACTGGATATGAAACTTGGAATACTCTTACTAATGCAAAAGAAGAGGTTGTAAATAAAGTACTAAATAGATATTTTTCAAGTAGTTTAGCTGACGTTAGACTTAGTGTAGATTATAGAAGATATTCTCATTTTGTTAGATTTGGTTCTGCAAAATCTAGATTAGAAAACTTTAGATATAAACTTTCACAAATAGAATATTACCAAGAAAAAATAGAAAGTTTAACTATAAATTCTCCAGCAACTGCTAGTGATTCTACAATTACAGGTTCTTATTATTTCAAGCAAAACGTACAAAGCTTTAAAGATAAGAAAAATGAAATAATAGCTGGTTTCGATGGATATGAGCGATTTTTATTTGAAGAGTCTTCATCCTATGTTGAAAGTGGATCTAATTCATTAGGTGATTTTGTACCTTCAACCTGGCCAAAAGTCTCCGATATACCTTTTCCAAAGGCTCCGTATACAAACCTTTCGGTAACATCTTCAGAGGCTATAGACTGGTATGATGGAATGCATCAAACTGCGTCACTATACGATAGACAAAATATTCATTCATTAGAAAACACTGGTATACCTTTACATATTCATGAAGATCCAACACTTGGAAAAGATGAAAATATAAATAGTGAATATGTAAAATTTGTAAATATGGTTGGTGAATTTTTTGATAATATTTACTTATATGTTACTGCCATACCTGAAACATGGGATAGACATAATGCTTTAGATGCAAAACTAGTTGAAGGCCACTTTAGTGGATCTGACATGCTTTCTAAAGATTTAATTTACATGGGATTAAAGTCTTTAGGATATAATCAGTGCTTAAAAACAGATGAACAAGATTTATGGACTTATGTGATAGGTACAGATTCTGATGGACAATTTGGAGATAAGGTAAACTATTTTGGTACAAATGATTGGTCTTATTGGGATGCACCAGATGACCAGTTTGCATCAGCAAGTTATATTGCTGGTACAAGTATATTTTCACAATCTGTAATATATGCTTCAGATTTTTATCAAACTTCACAGTCTGTACCTAGAGAAAACGTTAGACTTGAGTTTGGTAAAAGATTATTAAACAACTTGCCTCATCTTCTAAAAACAAAGGGTACTAAAGAAAACTTAAAGGCATACATGAATATCTATGGTATACCACAGAGTTTATTTAGGATAAAAGAATGGGGCTCTCCACAACCAGTAGACTATTTTAATAGTTCATATTATATTTATGACACTTTCAACTATAGACTAAACTTCAATGGAACCTCATGTATTACAGCTTCTTGGGATGCTGTCAACCATCCAACAATAGTTGCAGACAATGGTAATAGAACTCAGTTTCCTGACACTATAGAGTTTAGATTCAAATTACCTGATATGTTGGAATACAACTTAAAATGTGGTAATAGAAGATTTGATGAATTAGCAAATAATGCCAATAAGAAAGATATGGTTATTGTTCAAATAAATTCAAGCTCTTTTATAGCTGTTGAACATGCATCTAAGCATATACCATCTGGAAGTGAAACATACAATTTCCCAACAGGAGAAGATAGCAAATATGGTAGAGTTAAGTTTGGATTAGGTGTAAATGATGGAACTTATGATTATCCTTCTTATTTTGTTTCTTGTTCAACTGACTGGGCTCCTATATTTGATGGAGACTTTTGGAATGTTATGGTTAGAAGAAACTCTCCAACTGCAACCACGGTGGCAAATCAAGTTTCTGAAGACTTTACATATGAAGTATTTTGTAAAAAGTCAACAGATTGGTCTAGAGCAACAATAACTCACGAATTTTCATCTAGTCTATCAACGGATGGAAGTACAGCAGAAGGAAGACTTGCAAATGCTTCATGGAATTCTGATGGATTTAACGATGATACTTATGTTAGTGGGTCGTTCTTTACACCTGAAAATACAATAGCAGATCCAACCGACGGATATTCTGATGGTATATTTGGATATAATTATGATTCTTTCTTTATAGGTGGAGCAGCTGATAGTAATGAATGGGGAATAAATAAAACTCCTGGAATAAACTATGAAAACTTTAGTGGTTCTTTACAAGAATTCCGTTTTTGGATGAAACCACTTTCAGAGTCTTCATTCAATAATCACGTATTTAATCCAATGGCTATTGATGGTAATACTTATACCTCATCATATAGTGACTTAATACTTAGACTTTCTTTAGGAGCTGACCTTAAAACTTATGCTTTATCTGATGGAAGTATAATTACTTCAAACCATCCTAATCAAGATATTCTTACACCATTCTCAGATAATAGATCTACATTTGCAACTGCCAGTGGATTCAATGGTGTAGTTGATTTTGAAGATGACCAAGAAGTTGTTGCAACAATTCTGCCTAACTATGTAGGACTAGCTTTAGATCCAGATAAAATACGAGTACAAGAAAATACTCTTGATAGCAATTTAAGTGTAAATAAGTCTGCAGAAACGGCATTACCACAAGATAATGACCAAAATAGAGTTTCTATACAGATGACTCCTGTTGACCAAATAAATATTGATATTGAACATCAATTAGGTGGAATAGACTTTAATGACCTTGTTGGAGATCCTAGAGCAAAATATAATACTTTTTATTCTGATGTTATATTTTATGACGAACACTATTGGAAAAAACATTTTGGACCTTTCAAATACAATGAGTTCTTTAAGCTAATTAGATATTATGACGATACAGTTCTTTGTCAAATGAAAAAGAATGTACCTGGTAGAAATAAACCAGACTTTAATATTAGTATAGAACCACATATATTAGAACGACCTAGAATACCTGTTCATAAGCCAGTTAGAGAACCACTTCATTTTGAAGGTTCAGCATCTGCAAGAATTTTCTTACATGGTAATACTACAGAGTTAGGAAGATTTAAGCATAATGGACCTGGTGATCCGTACTATAATGACTGGGATAATATAGGTCCTGAAGAATCTAGATATGGTGATCTAGTTTCACCTAATCATAGGTTTGGAAATAGAGATGGTGCACACCAGCTACCGCAACTTTTTCCATCATACGGGTTTGGTGGACAGAGAGAAAGAGAAAGAAATGATGCTGGTCTATTTAGAACTACAGTTGGAGAACTAGAAGCAACAATAAAACCTGCATTTGAACCTATAATCAAAGATGATATATTTATGTGTTGGGAAAGAGACCAACATGAAGGTGCAGCAAGATATGAGTGGCATTTACCAGTAAATTGGGGAGATTCTAAGGGAGATTATGTAGATTATACTGTTGCGGGTACTACATCTCAGGGTCTAGTATCAGGTAAAGCAAAAATAAAATTAGCTGGAACTTTTCCTGGTGGAGGTGTAAACAACGGGTATAATGATACTACTATTGTATTAACGGCAACAGATGGAACCATAGTAACATTTACTTGTGATGACCCTCTAGGAGGTACAGGTACAACAATTGCCGGATCTCAATTTGCATATAGTAATAATCCACTAACGCTTGCAACAAATATTAGAACTGCAATAAACGGACATTCTAAGTTTACTTGTGGAACTGTTCATCAAGATGGCACAGTTACAGTTTCTTCAGGCGATCAAAGTGCACTATATATTGTACCAGTAACACAATCAACAGGAGGTGCACAAGGTAATACCCACATACATGGTACTTTCTTCCCACCTTATGGATATAATCCAAATGGTACTGGTGGAACAATTGCATTATTCCAAGCTCATAGTGCTAGTAGGTTCCATGTTATACCTGAAGAAACAGGTTTTACTGGAGGAAAAGACTCATCAAGCAGTCCGAAGGTAACTATAGTAACTGATAGTGTAAGAACTTCAATAACACAATCTAATCCTTATTGGGAAAGAGATGTTCTAATGAACGTTAGCCATCCTATGGATCCTAGAGAAAATGAAAGATGGTATGACTTTAATAAACAAGAATATGTAGCAAGTAATCTAATACCAAACAAACCTATGTTTGATAGACCTAGAAACTTTCCAGTTGTAAATAATGGATTAACTTCATATGCAGATAATAAAAGTTGTAGAGATAGAGGTAAAGAATGGTTCTTCCCTTTTATTAGTGACCAAAGATCTTCATTCTTTAAATTTACAGAATTACATAGATTTGCAACAGAACTTAGCCAATCTTTAGGAATAAAAGTACCTAGAGTACAGTTTGGCCAAGCAGATATTGGATATGGAAACTTAAATGGTCAAGCTATTATTTCTCATAGTGGCGCACCAATACAAAATCTAAATGGAATATCTGTTCTTAGTAGATCTGCACAATATCAAGATTATAGAGCTAAAGGACTACAAAATTTAATATACGACGGCTGTATGATGTCAGCGTCAGACTTCAATGTAGATTCACCTCAAACTATTGACGGTGGACCTGTTGTTGAAATAATAGACACTACGCCATTTACATTAACAGCCGCAGAACCAACACTTGGTGAAGGACCAGGAAGAGTATCAGGTGAAGGAATAGGTAGAGGATTAGGAAGTTATAGTGGTAGACCGATTGGACGAGGTCCTGCTGCAGGTAGAGGACAAGCAATAACTGGTGGTAGAATAAACACTAGGTTTAATATTCAACGTTCTCCAGCTGGACAACCACAACCTAATGGAAATCAAATGGCGTAATATATATAAAATTAAAAGACTTTGATATTTATTTATGATATAATCTGTAAACAGATGGAGAAACTCAAATGGGATATTTAGATAAAACAACTATTACTGTTGACGCAATCTTAACAAAGAAGGGACGAGAGCTTTTAGCTAAGAATAGATCTGCGTTTAACATAACAAAATTTGCACTAGCAGATGATGAGATTGATTATACATTATGGGATGTTAATCATGCATTAGGAACAAATTACTACGGACAGGCTATTGAGTCTATGCCAATTATTGAAGCAACACCTGATGAATCTCAAATGATGAAATATAAATTGGTAACATTGCCTAAAAATATTTCTAAAATGCCTGTGGTAACAGCATTACCTGGAGCAGTAACACTAACTTCTGCAGGTCAACAGGCAACAATCGTTCCTTCAACAACGAACTTTCAAAATGGAAATAATACTTTTGGATATACTGCAATATTAGCTGACTCTGATGTTTGTTATCTTAATGTTGCACCAGGAGGAGCTGTAGATTCTAGATTCAACCCATCAGTACCTTCTCCAATTGAAACAAATGTTAAGTCAATAAGTCTAGTAGGAAAATCTTTCCAAATTGTTGCAAAAGCTCAACCATTGCAATCAGTTTCTACGACTTTAACAATTATAGGAAATGAAACAGGTGGATCTGCAACTGTAACTATTACGGTTAATAAAGAAGAGGTAAGTACTAACGTACTAGAATCACCAGCATATAGATAATAGAGGAATAAAACATGGCAACATATAAAGACTCAAGAGGAAATCCAGTATCACCAGCAAGGTTGTCTCCTACTAGAGCTTCAAACCAAAGTGATAGAGTTACTAGAGATAGAGAAAGACCACAACAAGAGCCAAACAGAAGACCTTTTGTAAGGCCTAGACCAAATCCAATCACACCAAGAGCAATTACAAGTGTATTTTCAGAATTTGGTGTAGATGATATTGTAGAAAACCTAGATTCAGATGTAGTAACGGCAGCGTTGTTTTCAGAAAATACTGGTGAAATTTCTGGAATGTTTACCTCATCTGCACAAAGCCAAAGTGCAGGAGAATATTATTTAGATGTATATCAAAAAGACCCATCTACTAATACAAATCAAGAGATACAATTTGCTATTGCCTATGGACACTATGCAGGATCTGGTTCAACACCACCACAATATGCTTCTGTAGGGTTTACTCCATCAAAAGCAATATATACTCAATATGCAAATACACTACTAAATGCAGGAGATACTAGATTTTCAGTTACTTCTCCTCATGCAAGTTCACAAGAAAATTTAGAACAAATATATGTAATAAACTTTCAAAGAACTAGAATGAAAGAAAAGATAGATCCAGGCAATTGGGAACTACATGTATCTGGAAATACTGCTCCAATAAAACTAATAGATGATTCTACAGTTTCTGATGGAACAGTTACAGAAGCTGGTAGACAGTACTTTATTAGAAGTGGTACAATAGATGCAGGATTATTTTCCGGAGATACTGCTCACTATGGTGTAGTTTATCCTGATATGGGAACTATTATATTAGATCCAGCCGCTTTAAGTGGTGAAGTAGGACTTAATATAAATTCATCTTCTTTTGCATATTCATCAACTCCTGTTACAGTATCTAATGCAAACACAACTGACTTTTTCAAACATTTGAGTGGTTCAGGCACTGCACAGGTAGGATATTTAGCAGCTAGAAATAAAGAAACAATACATTCTACTCATTATTTTGTTAGAGTTAAAAATAACGAATTTAATTTTTCAAATAATCCAACCTTTACTTCAGGTTCAACAGGAACATTTGCAAATGCATCTTTCTTTAGAGACCCTAAGTCTTATGTTACTACAATTGGATTATACAATGATAATAACGAGTTATTGGCTGTTGCAAAACTAAGTAAACCATTATTGAAAACTTTTTCAAGAGAGGCGCTAGTAAGAGTAAAATTAGAATTCTAAAATAGGGAAGAGGTATGTCGGAAGTCTTCAAAACATTTAATAAGGATGACATACAGATCCGAGATTTTACAGCTAACAAGTATTATACTCTGACTTTGTCAAACTATTCTGCATCTTTTAAGCCAGAAAACCCTTTAATGGTCGATGATAATTTAATTGTACCTAAAATTAAAGGATATGTAGGAAAAGCGGATAGATTTACTGAGTTCAACAGTGGTAGTGAAGACCTAAATACTGCAACCTTAATACCCTCTAGATCTATATGGGATAATCTTTGGCAAATGTATTATCGAGACTGGCCAAATCATGGTCATGTGTTTTGTACAAGAGGTGATAAAAGAGAGTATAGGGAGTTATATGATACTGCTTATGTAATTTCTGTACCACATTACATTTATGGACAGGCTATACGTAGAAGTTCAGTAAATGTTTCTTTTCCTTCTGTTCAACCAGGTTCAGGCTCAAGTGAAACAATAACACTTAAGGATGATGGCTTTGGAAACCTATATAATACTTCTTTTGCAACATCAAGTGGAATAACCGTAACTTCTTCTGTACCTCCTTTGGAAAGAACAACTACTTATCTTCCATTTAAGGATCTTACACCATATCAATATATGCCATCTTTTGGAAAAGGATATTTGAACGAACAAATAGCCTCAGGAAGTATAAAAGATTTTAGCATGTATGAAAATACTGTGTCTTCAAATAGAATTAAGGTTGTTACAGGAAGTAGATATGGTACAGGTATAGAATTTACCGGAAAGTATGGAGATTCTTCTACTATAGGTATAACTCCTGATGCTATGAAAGCTCAAGATAGTTGGAGCTTTGTAAAAATAAAGCCTGATTATAGTATACCACAATTAGATTTTAGAGAAAATGAAGACTTTGCAATTTCATTCTATCTAAAGATAAATTCAACACAAAACACTGCAGGATCTTTAACAAATCCTGTAATACTTTCACATGAAATACCTTCAGCTGCAACAGAATCTATTATTGCTGGTGCAAATGCAGACATTACTAATGGAGATGGAAACTTTTCTTATCCATTCAGAATAGAACTAACTAGTAATGGTTATATAAATGCAAGTAGAAAGGATGGTACTGGTCAAGTTAAAACCTGTCAAATAGAAACCGATTTTAGAGATGATGAATGGAGACATTTTGTATTCCAAAAGTCAGGATCTAATCTAGATTTATATGTTAATCATAGCCTAAATAACGGAGATGAAAACACAATGGTAGATGCAGGACCAATTAGAAATAGGGGTTCAATAGTTTTAGGAGGACAAATAAACTTATTAGAAGGCACGGTTGATGCGAGAACTAACACAAGACAGTTTGAGCCACACTTTAATAGGCCTTTTGCTGGTCAAATAGATGAATTTAGAATTTTTGATAAAGCACTTACAACAGAGCAGATAAACTATATGAGCTCATCACTAGGAACGGGAAAAAACCATTGGGGGAATGTATTTTATGAACATGGTCAAATAGTAATTACTCATCCATCGTCTTCATATCTATCTGCAGCACCTAGAGAATCAACAGTATCTTTTAGAAATACAACAAAAATTACTGAAAACGTTTTTACATGTGAAGTAAAGTCTAGTGAACTTAACTTTTCAACAAACCCGTCATTACTTAAGAACGCAAAAACAAAAGAAATTGAAGATAAATATTTAAGCGAAACTTTTAATCCATATATAACAAAAATTGGATTATACAATGATGCTGGAGAACTTTTAGTTATAGGTTCACTAGCTCAGCCAATATTTAAGATGGTTGATTACGATATGACTTTTGTTGTTCGGTATGATACTTAATGAAATACAGCTATATTTATATATAGTTAAGGTGTGTACCACCATATAGGAGAATTATTTTGGCATTAGTATTTAGAGACGTAAAAGGAGCACCATTAACTCATGCTGAGGTTGATGGAAATTTTAGGCATCTAACAGGATCGCATGAGATATCTGGTAGTATAAAGGTACAAGGTAATATATCTGCAAGCGGAAATATTACTGGAAGTAATTTATTATTAACAGGAACAGATTCATCTTTAGCGGTAGGAAATATTAGTTCTTCTGGAGGAGTTACAGGATCTCACTTATACATATCAGGCAATTCAATTATTGATGGTAATCTTACATTAGGTGGAAGTTTAACTGCCGATGGTAATGTTGTATCAGGAGATGCAAATACTGATTCAGTAACTTTTAATGCTGATATTACGTCTAATCTTAGACCTAATACAGATAACCTATATGATATTGGTACAACATCACAACGATGGAAAGATATACATGCGGTAACGGCCCAAGGAGAAGTTAGTGTACAAAACCACATAACTGCATCTGGAACGGCCACTTTAGCCGATCAACAATATGGAATTTGGATAGGACCATTTTCAATAAGTGGTACTGTTGATATTGGAGCAGGTAGTAATTTTGTTGTTACCAGCTTTAATAGAATGAATGAAATAGATTTAATAAACTATAGTGACTACTAAGATAATTAGAGGGAAAGTAAAATGAGTAGACTTAATGTAAACAGCGTAAACCCACATGATGGTGTAAAGGTAAGCATCACGGGATCTACAAATGGAGGACTTATTGTTAGTGCTTCACCAGCATCAGATGCAAATCCAGTTGTACAAGTACATGGATCCGTTTCAGCATCTGGAGAATTAACAGCATCCAATGCATTTTTTAGCGGTAATGTACATGCTGTAGGAAATATATATGTTGAAGGACATGCAACCTTCAGTGCATTTACACCAGGAGGTATCCAATTAGGAGATACAAACACAGATAACGTAACATTTGGTGCAGATGTAAATTCAGATATTATTCCAAACATAAATAATACCTACGACTTAGGTTCAGATGCTCAAGAGTGGAAAGACTTATATGTTGAAGGTACAGGATATATTGATAGACTTGTACAAGATGATGCTTCTGTAACTAATACTGCAAGAGGTGATTGGAACTTTAATGATGATGCCGGAGATATTTCCCTAAGAGTCAACTCAGCCGACGGTAACATTGGTGTAAAAGTTGCTGACCCTAACACAGAATTTGAAGTTAATGGTAGTATATCTGCATCTGGCGATATTGCTATTGAAGGACATGTATCTGCTTCTAATATTAGTGCAAGTGCAACTGTAACAGGTGAACACTTATATATTAGTGACGATGCAGAAATAGTAGATTTACTAACTGTTGGTCAAATATCAGTTACAAATGTGACTGCTTCTAATATAAGTGCAAGTGGAACAATTACAGCCAACTTTATACAATCAGACCAATTATTTTCTCACGTAGGAGATGCAAATACAGGAATACAGCTTGGTTCAGATACTGTACAAATTGAAGGTAATGACGTAACGCTAGCTAATTTTACTACAACTAGAATTGAGTTGAATCAGCCTGTAACATCTTCATTTAATATAAGTTCAAGTAAAATTGTAACAGGACAAGAACTTCATGCATCTGCAGGAGTACAAATTGCAAACAACAGATTAGTTTATCATTCAGCAGGAGATAATATAAAGGTAGAAGATTCAGGATTATGGGTAGAAGGTGGCCACCTTACAGCTTCAAATGCTGTAAGCGTAAGTGGTGTAACTACTACAGGTATCTTAAATGCATTTGGTAATGTTTCTGCAAACGCAAACCTTGAAGTTTTAGGAACAACTACATTAGGTAACGCAGCTGCAGATTCAATTGGACTTGTTGGTAACATTACGGCATCAAATGTTATATCTGCATCTAGTACGACTGCAACTCACTCATTTGGTGGAGAGATGCATATTTCAAACCAAGTTTCACTTATGGATGGTGGAAATCAAGGTAGAGTAGGTATTGGAACTTTAACTCCAGACTCATCGTATAGACTACACCTTCTTATTCAAAACTCAGTAGATAATAACTTTATTAAGATTCAATCAAACGCAGGTCATGCTTCTTATGGTATACTAGCAAATGGAAATCACACTATTTATAGTAATAAGGCAAATGGAGCTCTAGAATTAGGAGCAGAAGGTACAACTGGTTTAACTATTTCTTCATCAAATGCTTTAATTACTCCATTGAAAATATCTGCTTCCTCTGCAACTGCAGCTCACATATTTGGAGGAACATTATTAACTCCATCAACAGAAGATCTAGCAGACAGTGGAGCAGCATCAATATTAAGCTTTAGTTCTCACTTCTCAACTGGTGGATCTGAAACAGCTACTCTAGCTGCAGGTCAAGAAGGACAGTTCAAATCTTTCGCAATGAAAGTTGATGGTGGAGACATGGTAATTACGGTTACAAATGCAGGTTGGAAATCTTCTGGTACTGGAACTCTTACTTTCGATACAATAGGAGATGCATGTCTACTACAATATATTAGTGGAAAATGGCACATTATTGGTAATAATGGTGTAGCCGCTGCATAATAAAATATTAAAGGTTATATATGGCAAGAAGAATTAAAAAGATAAATGGGTATAGAAGCGGCTTTGAAAATAAGGTCGCTTCTGCACTTTCAGAACAAAGTATAAGTTTTGAATACGAGGTTACACAAATAGAATATGTAAAGCCTCAAACAAACCATAAGTATACAGTAGATTTTACACTTCCAAATGGTATATTGATAGAAACAAAGGGTAGATGGACAACTGAAGATCGTAAAAAACATTTACTAATAAAAGACCAACATCCAGAGTTAGATATTAGATTTGTTTTTCAAAACCCAAATGGAAAAATAAGAAAAGGTTCTAAGACTTCCTATGCAGATTATTGTGATAAGCATGGAATCTTATGGGCAGATAAAGAAATACCTAACGAATGGTTATTGGAAAAATAGTTTCCTGAGATTTTACCGATTCAATAAAATTTATTATATTATACCTATAAATGGGTAATTTAAGAATCATACAAATATTAGAACAAGTACTTGGTCGTTCAAAAACAAATGAACAGACAGGAGAAGTTGGCTTTCATTGTCCTTTTTGTAAGCATCATAAAAGAAAGTTTAATCTAAATTTAGAAACAGAAAAATGGCATTGTTGGGTATGTAGTGTTAAAGGTAGAACTATATCCTCACTATTCAAAAAATTAAATGTTTCTAGAGAAATAATAAATAGGTTATCTAAACTGACTGGTAAAACAATAAAGGTAGATGGTAATAAAAAGTATGATGACTTATCTTTGCCTAGTGAATACATTCCACTATATTTAGCAAATAAGAAAAGCCCTGAATATAAGAATGCAATAAATTATCTTCTTGGAAGAGATTTAAGTGGAACTGATATTTTAAGATATGGAATAGGTTATTGTGAAAGTGGAAGATATAGTGGTATGATAATTATACCTAGTTATGATTGTGATGGAAATCTAAACTTTTTTACTGGTAGAAGCTACTATAAAGATGCAACATATAAGCACAATAATCCTAGAGTTAGTAAAGATATTATTGGCTTTGATTTATATATTAACTGGGATGAGCCAATAACAATCGTTGAAGGAGTATTTGATGCAATAGCAGTTAGGCATAATGCAATACCGTTATTTGGTAAACTAATGCTAGATAGTCTTAAAACAAAAATAATAAAAAATAAAGTAAATAGAATAAATATTGCACTAGATTCAGATGCATTAGAACATTCTATAAAAATGGCAGAATATTTTATGAGTTTAGATAAGCAAGTACATATTGTAGACTTAGGAGAATCAGATCCTAGTGAAATGGGACATGAAAACTTTCAAGATTTATTAGATGAATCTAAACCATTAACATTTGGAAAATTGATGGAGTATAAATTTATATGCAAATAGATATTGGATTTGATAAAGTAGATAAGATTCTACATGTAGCTGATATACATATTAGAAACTTCAAAAGGCACAAGGAATACAGGCAAGTATTTAGAAAACTATATAAAGAAGCAAAGCTTTTACCAAAGAATAGTTTAATATATGTAGCTGGTGATATTGTTCACACAAAAACAGATATTAGTCCTGAGCTAGTAGAG